CTGCTTACAAAACTATCTATTCCTTTTAACTCATTGCTCAAAGCAATGCGTTTTGTATTATCATCCTGCGTATGACCTGATATTTCTATCAATTCATCTGCAAGTTGAAACTTGAAATGATGAACAAACATCGCTAAATCTTTGTTCTTCAATAAATTTTCTGCTTGACTTCCATAATTACGAATACGATCCTTTTGTGAAGGAGTCATACTCTTAATTTCTGTAAAGTCGTATGTAAGTCTATTATTATAAAATTCTATGCTATTCTCATTAATCATTACTTATTTATACTTTCTATTTAACTATATACTTTTGGATTACCTTGTGCGATTGCCATATAGTCAAGTTGTGTTTCAGCATCTTGTCCGGACAATTGCATTTCAATTTCATTTGCTTTTACTTGATTTAACATAGCCGCACTTAAGTCTTTCTTCTCTGCTGGACTAGGTTCTTTATTCTTCATTGCTTCCTGACCCTGCTTAATCATTTGTGCAACTTCTTTATCACTAGGTAAATAACTATCACAATCTTTTACACCAAGTACATATAATGTATCAGCAAATGGCTTTTTAATCTTTTTATAAATTTCTGGAGTTAATGTACCTGATTGAACCATACCTTGTGTAGCAGTATATAAATCAGTTTGACATTTTTGAATGATTTGCAAACGTGCTAATGCGTTTTCTTCACTGTTCATGCCTAATGCTAATTCTAAATGAATTTGTTTTCTATCACAGAAATTCATATCATCCCAAGCATTATAATCTAAAAATTCTGCTTTCTTATCTGGGTGAAAACTTTGTGCTAATCTTTTAACACCATAATCATCACCATATTGAATTAATGTACGCCATACTAACCATAATGCTTCACGTAATCCTTCTGCCGCATTACGTACAGTATTGTCTTGTATAATTTGATTTGGAGTTAATGCAAGTTGTAATTTAATACCACTATTACCAGCAGCCATAACTTCTGGATTAAATGTATCTTGTGGTGTTGTCATTCCAACCATAGCCATAGTATCTTGTTGTATACGATTCATCGCAACTTCTAAGAATTGTAAATTACCTGAAGGGGGAGGTAATTGATATATGTCTTTAGCAGGATCAAATTTACTATCTAAAATAAAGATGGCTGCTTCACCATCTTGTAACATCTCAAAGTCTAATCTGTCTGGCTTAACACCGATTCTTGGTGTTGCAGTTAATAATCCTAATTGTATCTCAGCACGTGCGGCGCTTGTGTTGTATTCTTGCATAGGTATTACTGATTCAGCAATACTCATACCATAGAAGTTGCCCGGTAGGGGCTTGGGACACATATTAGCAACAGGTATAAATTCAACTTCTTTAGCACTAATAATATAACTACCTGTATATATTAATTCAACTAATTCTAATTCACCATCGCCATCAATATCATAACGATTCCAAACTGTAACAACACTAACCATTCTACTATCTGGATCAGCACTTGATGCTGAACTTACTGGAATACCCATAACAGGTACACTATCACGTGCGTGAATCGCTAAATTGTTTAATACTGAACCTGCTTGATATGCACCATTCATATTATATTGTGCATGTGCTTCTAATTCTTTTAAATCACAATCAGGATATAATTCCATTACCTCTTGAATTGTCATTGGATCATAAAAACCACAGAATGGTTGATCTTTCATTTCTGGTACTGTTGGATCACATATCCAATAATGTTGTGCAATAGGATGAAACTTAACATTGATACTATAACCAGTTAATTTATATTTTGCTGAATATATTGTATTGCGACTAATTGCTGAACTTAATATTTCTTGTTCAGTATCTAACATACCTATTTCAGCATTTGCTAAGTATTCTGGATTTAATGCCTCATCTGGACTTTCACCTAATGAATTAACATAATTTTCAATCATGCTACTTGCGGCATCTTTTTTTGCTGGGCCTAAATTTTCTTGTACTTCTGCAATAACTTTATCCATTTCAACATTGATACGTCTACGACTTTGACGTAATGCAGTTAATCCACCTTCGGCTGCTTGTTGTTCAAATGCTTTTAATTGGTCGCTAGTACCTTGTGTGTCAACATAACGTGTAATCTTTTCACGTACTGGTTTAACCATCATCATGCCGTTTTTATGCATGTTAGCATCCATAATCCAACGCTCTAATATAAAGTGTGGATCATTCATTTGGTTAACTACTTTTTTAACCATATCTGTTGCTTGACGTGAGGCAACATCATCATATTCGCCGTCTGCTACAAATTCAAAATTGATTTCGCCATTTGGCATAAGTCCTTTAGCAATTACAGCAGTTGCATAATCTACAACAGGTTTGACACTAGGATGAATGTAATCAATACCATTGACAGGAGCAGTACTATCAGTAACAGCAAGACACAAGTAATGATAATCACTGGCTCTGTTGATAGCATTTTTAGTTCCCAAATAACGCAAGTAACTTGCCATTTTTGTATCCATTTGATTCTTCATTGTGACGAATCTATTATTGATACTTTTATTTCTGTTTATATTTTCTATTGCGATGTGTTTAATATCCAGCATTGTATAGCCCTTTGGTTATATACTATTTAGTCTTTTTATTTTTATTAATTTGGATCGTATGACTTTTTCCAGGCAGCCCTGTTAGTATCATCTTTTGTTATATATCTATCACGTTGGGCCATCATTCTTTGACGACCTGTACGATTATCCCAGGGTTCTGCTAAATCTTGCAATACGCCTAATAACGCATAACGACAACTATCTATACAATCATCAGGATCACTAAATCGACCTTTTTCGTCTACAAAGTAATTTTGCGCTTCACTTAAAAATTGTACGCAATTCTCATTGATCATTAAACTTCCTACTTCAAGCATTTGACGCATTTGATTGATACCATAACTTTTATGATTAGTTACTCTACCCTGACTATCAGGTGGATTCATAATTGCTTTTTCATAAACATTAAGTCCGTACTGTTCAAATAATTCACGAATGCTATTGGCTGACATTGTATAACGTCCTGCGGTACTGGCATCTGCTGGTAACACAATTGGAGTACCCATTACTTCTGGTCTTAATAAATGATTAATATATTGTGTTGGAACAGCCTCTTCAATACCCTGCACAATAATTTGTCGATGTAAGTAAGCAATCTTGTCATATGGTTCCCAGTACATTAAACTGATAACAGTTTTATCATTGACTAGTCCTAAATCTAATGCAATGATACGTTGTATATTACTTATGCTATTGAAATCAATATCACCTGACTTATACGTAGGCCAATTACTAATTTGAAATACTGCGCCTTTGCCCATGACTGGTTTACCAGCAATACGTGCTTCACGTTCATGCGGCAAATAGTCTCGTTCTAATTGTCTACGAGTTGAATTTAATAAAAAAGGCATACCCCATGGATCATATTCAGGACAATCGTCCCATGCTACACGAATATATTCATAACCTTCTTCTTTATTCCAAAACTTACTTACTAGACCATTCAGTCCTTTAAGTGGAGTAAATGAACAAAGGACCTTGCCTTGTGTTGTTGCCGTACGAGTTACAATTTCACTAAAGAAATCATCTGGCGGTTGTTCATCAAACACAGCAAGATTTAACTTGAAACCCTGTAATTGTCTTACTTCTTGGGTGTAATTAGCAAAGAGCAAATAACTCTTAGAACCCGATATATGACGTATTTCAACACCAATGCAATTAGCACCATCATTTCGCATAGTATCTGTAATAATACATTTACGGGGTATAGCACCAGTTCCAATATTTTCTGTAATTTTAACATCTTGAGTTCCTAACAATTCATTTTGCAATACTAATGCAACTTGACTCCAACCCTCACCTGCAACCATGCAAGTAATAGGTTTGTCAAAACGATAGCCTTCCCACCAATCAGGATATAATCCAGTAAGATGATATGCTGTTTCATAGCAGGTACTTACTGTTTTACCAATACGATTGGCTGCAAGTATACCTCTACGTTCTGAACTACCTGTACTAAAAAACTTTAATTGATGTTGAAATGGTCTGAAATATTTTAATTGATTATATTTCATGTCCTCAGCAACAGTTATACTTAAATCTTGAAGTTGTTCTTTTAATGGGCCTGGAATAGTTACTAAACTATCAATAGTTAAATCATGTTTATCTACAGCCCATCGTAACGCTCTTGCCATCAGCGTTTCGTTGCCAATCATTAATCTTCCTCAATAGGATAATGTTGGTTCATTATACTTAAGTAGTATAAACCATGACTTAATGCTAAAATTTCGTCTGGCTTACCATTCCAAGTACCTGTGTCAGTCATGTCACTTGGTTTCTTTGTTAATAATGCTTGTAATCGTTCAGCAGTTAATCTCATGCAATGTTCGATTTGTCCTGGGAAGCGAGTTTTAAATGCTTCACGATGTGCATGATTTACTTTTTGTAATATCAATGTATCTCTAACCATACGTTCTTCACTAGCACGTTTGATTTCAGTATCTCTTGCTGTTTTTAAGGGTACAACATTATCAGACCCATCTGTACGCATTATCATTTTTCTAAGTCCCATGGGTTATGTGCTACGCTATCATTCAATGTAATGAATTCTCTATCGACCCAAACATCCCATTGATTACTTTTATTAATTCTAAATGTTTGCATCATACCGCGTAGTCGTTTACCTTGTGGTGTCATTGTACCATCTTCACGAACTGCAACTTGTTCACCTGTACGTGGATCTACCCATTTAATAATTTCTGGGCGAGTGCGACCATATTTGTCTAACTTTTCACCATGTGCTTGTTGTTCTAATGGACCTAAGATTTGATAAGTGATTATACCATTTTTGTATTTACGGAAAACCATATCAACCTTTTTATCTTGCGCTCTCATGGCTGGATCAGGATGCGGTACGAATGGACTATAAAATGCATTTTGTACTTCATCACGACTTGGAATTATTTTGTCTTTTGGTGGTTCTGGCTTAAGTTCTTCAACTGGAACCATATCTGCTTTTTCAATATATGGATTAATTCCACCAATGAATTTTTCATCAATGTCTTCTCCATTTAATACTTTTAATGCAGTTTCATATTTTAATTTGTTTGCACGACCTTTTAGATTTAATGTAACGCCTGTTTGGTCATATACAAAACGTTCTAAATCTGTTGCAGTTGGAAAGTCTGTCATTAGACCTTCAACATCAAAATCACCAGCGCCTATGCTAATAGGTTGTGTTGGTTTGGTTGGTTTAGTTATTTTTTGTTCATCTATAGTTTTAGAATTTTCTATAGGTTCTAATGTTTCAGGATTAATGTCTAATCCCCAAATATTTTCTGCTTGTGGTGTTTTTTGTTTTTTCATTTCGTTTCCTTTATCTTAACTATGAAATGAGGGAGCCCCATGCCCCCCCAAGTTGTAATGTCAGTTTACAAACTTATTTATCTTATTTTCTTTTACCAGCATTGCCTTTAGTAGGGCCGCGTCCAACGTTTGTGTTACTATGTACGCCCTCTAATGATGGATTTGTTTTAGCAGCCTGACCACGACCGCGCATTTCTAATGCACCTGTAATCATATTTGCTAATTCAGATTTCTCACTAGAACTTTTTGATTTTGCATCCATAAAATCACTACGCTTACTACCTGGATTTTCATTACCAGTTGTAGGGCCACGTTTTTGATTAATTGGCTTTTGTTGTGGATTAGTTGTTTTCATTTTGTTTCCTTATTCTTTATTTATTATATTACAATACTAACTGGTGTAATATATAAAAGACTACCGTCACTAACACTATTTGTAAAAAATACGCCACCTGGCTGTATACCGGGTGTTACTTGCACATACTCAGTTGTTTTTGGCAATATTGTTGTTGATCCATTAATTGATTGTGGCCATACTGATTGACCAGTATAAGT